GGCCGACACCGCAAGTAGCGGACGACAATATGAGCCGAGTGAAAAATCCACAGGAGTACAGTCAAAAGAGATTGGAGACACGGGGCGCAGGACAGAACTTAGCGGACACGGCGCAAGCACTAACGGGGCCAACGAGACTAACGGTTTCTGGCGAGATACGGACTGGCTCCTCTGCCGAGATGGAAAGTGGAGGCCAGTTGAACCCGACACATTCCCGTTGGCTCATGGGGCTACCGCCAGAGTGGGACGGCTCCGCGCCTACGGCAACGCCATCACGGCGCAAGTCGCGCAAGGATTAATTGAAAGTTATATGGAGGTAAAAGAAGATGGGTAAAGTAAAATCATGGGTGATGGATCGTGAAGGGAGAGCCGCAGATCGCGGCTCAATGGATCGATATTATGGGCGACATCCAGAGCCACACATTTGGTTGGATAATATTGGTAGGAGTGTTGTGACTGAGGGCAAAATGACTAAAGAAGAAAAGGATGCCTACATGGAAGGTTGGCGCAATGAGGAAGACAGAAAGGACTGGGGATGAAAGTATTAGGAATAGCTGAAGTCGAATTGGTGAGCGTATTGAGAAAGAAATTAGAGAAAGTTAGGGATGACATAGAATGGGCAAATCCTGATGATCCTAGAATTGAGGGGCTGATTAAGGAAATAAATTACTACAAGGAAAAAGAAGAGGAGGGAGTTCTTTATGAACCGAATTTTTGAAGATTTTATAATTGCAGGAATTATTATTTTTATGGTCTGTGGTTGGATTTTGGGAGTTCACTTTCAATGGTGGTAAGCCCGAACCCGAACCCGAAGGCTGCAGGTAAAAAAATTTCTTGCCTCCCAGGCTATCTTATGTCATGTATTTTTGTAGTAGAGACATTGCCTGTTTTCTACTAGCTCAAATTACTAAACTATACCCTCGATGCTTTTATTTCTGTTTTTGCATCGGGGGTTTTTTTATAAAAAAATTTATATTTATCATTGATCAATTACATAAATTATTTTATTAATTATATCATATCTAGAATAAAGGAAAATAAATATGTGGATCTGTAAAAAGTGCAGTAAAGAATGGGAAGATACGGACTTTGCCCCCGACATTTGTAAGTGCGGTGGAGAGGTTGGACAAATTCAACCCGAAGTTATGAATGAAGTTAACAAGGTTCTGGACGATGCGTTTCAGAAAGTATTTGGGGATAGATGGTAATGTCTTATGATTTTAAAGAAAAAATGCCTGAGTGCATTTCTACGTTTGTAGATACAGCTTGTGAATTAAGTGTTATTCTTGGCAAACCACCTGTTTGTTCTTCCCGAAATGGGCGCGTCCTGGCTTGGGATAATGAAGATGGGGAGGGAGGTTATTTTATGGATCTTGTTTTACAGGATGATGGAAAAACCAAAGCTCTTTTTGGCGAACATACTGACCAACGCAAAGCTAACGAGTCCATAGGCTATTGTTGTTATCATGGTGTTCAAATTGAAATGTATTGGGAGGGAGAAAAATATAATGGCAATTGAAGACGATAGTATTTGTATGCACCATGTTCTTGAAAAGCTTGGTGAGATTAAGACTGAAACTGATTTGAATAATTTCAAAGAGGATATCAAAGAAAAACTCGCTTACAATGAACAATGGCGCATAGATAATCCAGCTTACCTTGATTTATTAGCGAAAGATGATTTTGACGTTATGAGGGCTGTTAAAACAACTAAAGAAAAATACGTTCGAAGAGCTCTTGATAAATCAGATAACATCGGATCAGCCGCAAAACTATTAGGGTTGAAAAATTATCAGACTCTGCAAAACTGGATGAAAGATTTGGAGATTAGTAAAGATGGATGATGATGGATTTAACACGGTTCATGTGTACCCGAAGCCCGACCACTATCCCGAAAAAAGGGAATTCCTGGTGGAGATAGAGGGCGTTGTTAGAAAGACTTATCCGATTAAAGCTGAAAGCTCTGGTAAGGCCAGTCAGTTGGCTAAGAGCGAGTTCATAATTGAGTTCGGTGGAGATAAGGACAAGATCTTAATCAACGATGTGTGGAAGAATAAATGATAGAATACTTTACAGCGTTGGTTCTTTCTTACACTTTACACAACCATGAGATCGACACTGTTGTTTGGTTCGAGAGTGAACAGCATTGCATGAAGGCCATGAGCAGCCGAACGTTTGATCACTTTTATGATCATATTTATGAATTATACGGCAACGATATTTCTATGTGGTGCTTGCCTTCAGACGTTCAATCAAAATTAGTTAGGCCACGAGTTCGGCCTAACTAACCAGTGCATTCCCCGTCATCAGCTTGACATAAATATGCTTCATCATCAAAGATCCAGTCTCCCTGGCGTTGAACAAAATTACCTATTTCTTTGTATTTTCTACTGTCATGAAACTGTGCATTTCTGCCAATTTGTTCTGATTTCCAATCTTCTATATCTGACCACCACTGCATTCTGTCAGGATATAGACGAAACATAGCCGCCAAAGTTGCTTCTGATTTAAGAAAACATCCATCACAATTTCCGCTACCGTCTATAATTTTTAAATCAAACGACTGTGACTTCCAAAAAGACATAACAGTTTTTTTTGTTGCTAAAGCATCATTTAATGGAAACCAGTTTTCCCATCTTTTTTCTTTAGATTTTTTTACCCTGTGTTTTTCATCAGCCCTTATACCCACAGTGTTGAACCAAGACTTCCACCCTATGCTCACTAAATATCTTTTAATCGTAAGAACTTTTAGCTCTTGAGTGCAGAATCTTCTAAATACGTTTGGAAGTATTTTAGGTTGTTGTAACGCTTCTTTAAATGGTTCGCCGTTACGACTAGCGGCATTGTGATTGACCGTTATAAATTTAGGCATTTCTTTTCTATATTCCAACCAAGTAATTGGCACGTTCCAATGTTCACTGCATTGGTGTACGAAATCTAATGTTTCTGGCATTTCACGACCAGTATTCGCAAAAACAACTTTACATCTATCCGGCAAATCTCCGTTGGCTTGTAATATTTGATGCAACATATAGCCGGAAGTCCTTCCACCGCTAAAGGATATAACGACATTACCGTCTGGAAGATTGTAAAAATTATTCATAATTATTTCGGCAGGTTATATTTTTTTATTATGTTTCGAACAAACTGTTCGGTTGAAAACATCATATCTGCAATTTTTGGTATTTTTATATTTCTGTTTAGAAAACTATTAACCATTTTTGCATTTTTAGATAGATTTTTAATCTCATCTTGTTTTTCAACAAAAGTCTTTACTTTAATTTGTCCCCGAAGATGTGGTTTTTCTGATACATCTAGCCTATTTTGAGCGCACCAGGCTTTACTATAAAGGTCTTCGTATCTTATTCGAGCCGATTCGCTTTCGTATATTTTGCCTTTTACTTGTGCTTTCATCACTCACCTCCATGAATTATATTTTGTTCTTGATGATACAATTCACCACCCATGACCCCGATAAATTGTTTTTTCCCTTTGTCGGATCTTCTATAAGCGCCTAGCCTGCCATCTTGTAGTAAAGCTGTAACAGCATTTTTAATTGTAGTTCTTCCATCATCTCTTAAATTAATAGCATTAATATCTGTAGATGGTGCGTTTTGAACTGATGCCCAAACACCATCAATATTACCGTCTTTTGTCATGTAATTGCCTGCTTGTTCTTGAAGATCTATAAAGTTGAATAGATATTCTATTCTATTTCTAACAATTTCAGAACCAATAATGCTTCTAATATCTTCACTTCTATCTTCTAAAAGCCCGTTGTTTGGATTACGAATAAAATGCCTTATGTCTCGATTAGCAACACCGTTTGATTTTACAACAGCACCATCGAACACAGCGTTTCTTGTATAGGCAACCCCAATATTTTTGCATCGCGTCCTGGCTACGCCCTCATCGACTTGCCAAACAGCAAAAGCTGACCGGACTCCATCCACAATAGCTGAAGTTCCTCGAATAAGATTACGAGCTTCTTCTGGCGTTGTGACCGGATCTTTATCTCTAATCTTAGCCATGTGGTGATTAACCATTACTGTAGCACCTGTTTCTGTAGCAATTTGAGCAAGTAAACCCATGAAGGCCGCGCCTGCAGCAGGATCTGCATTTACATCTGCATGAACAAAAGATGCCATAGGATCAATAATGACCAACGCCAGATCTTCAATTTCAAGCATTTCTTCGTAGATCTTTTCAAACTCTGGAGATGTGACGTAGGTATTGTCGGCCTTCATCATAATTGGAAACACTCCACCTTCGTTTGGTAAAGGCACAATTAATAGATCATGCTTGTAGTTTAAACGATTATTCATTTTATCGAGTCGGCTAACTCTTCGATGTAATTCATCTCTATCATCTTCAGCCGATAGTATTATTGCTGATCCATGATGAGCGACTAAACCCCCAAAAGAATTTTGCATAGCTTGCCCAGAGGCCACTTTCATAGCCAGATCTAATGTCATCATACCTTTACCGCTATCTCCTGCAGCGGCAAAAACACATGGTATTCCTAAAGGTATAGTGTCTCCAATTAGAAACTTTTGTTCTGGTGGGGCTCCTGCGAATTGCTCTCCAATTAACAGACTTTTATTTTTGAGAGATAATGTCTTTTTTATTTTATGATTTGGTGCGTTAAGAAACTTAGATATGTCGAAGTTTTCTTCGATTGCATCAGCGGCATCCCATTTTTTTGGTTTACCTCGCGGTGGTGTAAGCATCGTAACGGCTTTTGCACCTGCATTGACACCAAGTTCTTGTATGATCCTAGCTAATTTTTGCCCTGCTTCATCGTTATCAGGCCATATAATAAGTTCCTTGCCGTGCAATGGAGAGAAATCAAACTTATCTTTTGTGCGCTGAGATAGCATCCCTGCGCC